AAAATAAAACAACTACAAAACACATACAGAAAACAAAGCAAACAAATTTCCGAATTCTCGAGCATTCAGCAATCAATTTCTCTCACTTTAAAAATTTCATTTTCTTTCAATAGCATACTCACTTTAACGAACTGCAATGGCAACCACAGTGACCTTTCCCTGGAGCGCTAACCCAGAAATCAAACAAGGAATCTGCAGAAGTAGAGGATTCACTCTACAATTTGGAAGTTTTGAACCAGTTGCTATTGACTGGGTACAGGAGGGTGCCAATATCCTACAGAAGTACCACGAAGCAATGTGTGACTTTGATGAAGCATGCATCGATATGATACGCAATCGTTCAAACGATCGCGTTGTGAAGCGTCATGGAGTCTTGAAATACGCTCCGAAAACGCCAACAATGCTTCGTAAAGAGAGACGGAGAGCTAGATTAGAGAGGGAACGGAAGGATTTCCTCAACGCTCCAGATCAATATGTTACTGAGATCTGCTTTCCTCCTGAAGCACCGAAGCGCATGGAGACACCTAGCATTAGATTTCCACCAGTGGTGGTGCGAAAGAAGAGAGTTGCCCCACAAAGACAATCAGTGGCAATTTCGCACGCTGGGTTTGACAACCTCTTGCGTGAACTGACAGTGGTTTGTCGCGAAATGAACAAGCCATTGGAATTTGTAGGAAGCGCGCGTGGTTTGGTGCGTGCAAACATTGTTAAGCCCTCCCCATTTGAATCGCGTTTGGTGTGTGTCACCAAACATCATGAAGGAATAATTCAGAGCATTGACGTGCACGTCCCTAACACAGTTAGGGCAATTTTCACTCGAATTGCACAGTTAGCTTGGAAAGGTCCAATTATACACGAATGGGATTGTAAAATTGGAGATAGCGGGGTTTGCATACCAAAGGGAAAGCTCAAATCACCAAGTCGCACTATCAACGAAAATTTATTTATCGTGCGGGGTGCATATAGAAATGAACTACAGGATGCACAACAAGCTCTACCACTGTATAAGTATATGAGAATGGTTCATTTCTCAGCAGGAGAGAAGTTCTGGGAAGGATTTAATAAAGGCTTTCTAACACATCGAACAACCCCAACTGTCCACGCTGGGTCGAACACCATCGACGTTGTTGAATGTGGTTTTGTTGCAGCAATTATGTGCCAGTCTTTGATGCCATGTTGCCGCATCACATGCACAGTGTGCGCGAAACAATATGTTGATAGTGATTCGAGTGAGATTGCAACACGTATAGAGCATTCACTAGCTGATGGCATAAATGAGATTGAATCAAAATATCCATCATTTAAGCATGCAGTTAAGTTCCTAAAAGATTATCGACAGAGTTTGCACAAAAGCAATCCAAATCACGAAGCCAGTGGAAAGGTGCAATTTCTAATTGGTGAACGAAGAGATCAACCTTTCATGCATATACTTAATATAAATGAAGTGTTAATGCGAGGTGGTAGAGCCAGTTCGGAGGAATTTGCTCGAGCTTCTGATGATTTGTTGGAGTTAGCAAGACACCACAAGAATCGAGTTGAGTCACTAAAGAAAGGATCACTACATCTTTTCAGGAACAAGGTCGCTTCCAAAGCACATCTCAATCCTTCTTTGATGTGTGACAATCAACTGGATGTGAATGGTAATTTTGTGTGGGGAAAGAGAGGATACCATGCAAAGCGATTCTTTTCAAATTTCTTCGAACTTATTCAACCTAGTGATGGCTATGACAAATATATAGTTCGTCGAAATCCAAATGGATCGCGAAAGCTGGCAATTGGAAATCTCATTCTTTCGACAAATTTGGAGAGTTTGAGGAAGCAACTTGAAGGTGAACCGATTGAGACACTCCCACTCACTGAGCAGTGCATCGGGAAGAGACATGAGTCGTTTATCCATCCCACTTGCTGTGTGACTTATGACGATGGTACTCCTTTGCTCTCAGAGTTTAAAGCTCCAACCAAAAATCACTTAGTTCTTGGTAATTCTGGTGATTCTAAGTATCTAGACTTACCAACTGAAATAAGTGAAAATTTGTACATAGCACAAGAAGGGTACTGTTATGTGAATATCTTCCTAGCTATGTTGGTTGAGGTTGATGAGAAGGACGCAAAAGATTTTACTAAATGGGTTCGTGATATAATTGTTCGCCAACTGAATAAATGGCCGACCATGACGGATGTTGCTCTTGCATGTTATCAATTATCGGTTCTGTTCCCCTCAACAAGGTCAGCTGAACTCCCAAGAATTCTCGTTGATCACAAAACCAAGACAATGCATGTAATTGATTCATTTGGTTCATTGACAACTGGATACCACATTCTGAAGGCGAACACAGTTAGTCAACTCATCTTGTTTGCTAGTGATACATTGGAATCTGAAATGAAATTATACTGTGTTGGAGGAAGTCCTACTGACTTCTCAACAGAAACTGAAGGATACAAACGTAGACTCTTCAGATCAGTGTATCGACCAAAGGAGTTTAAAAATTTAATGTTGGAGGAACCAATAATCATAACTCTAGCATTAATGTCACCAACACTAATACATGAAATGTACTGGAGTGGTGGTTTGCATAGGGCAATGCAAATTGTGAACAAATCTGATATGAACATCAAGATGGTTGTTTCAACCATTCTTGATATGTCAAAGAAGGTTGTGAAGGCTGACGATTTGTTCAATCAAGCTGCGATAATCAACGCGTACACAGATTCACTTTTAGAGATTATCAAGAATGCACCACATCAATCTCTAGCGAAAGATATAGTGTTAGAATTCTTGCTAGTGCATCAATCTACAAATGAGATTGATGGTGATCTTTCAGCACTTGGGTTTCGAACACTCAAATTCCGTTCTTTGCATTTAATGGAAAAAATCTACAAGGCGGATTTGGAGGCGCAATGGTGCGAATTAAGTTGGTTGGAAAGATCATACGTAATCTATTACACATTCAAATCAAGAATTCAATGTATGCGAGATTTAAGCCAAGACAAGTCACAAATTTTAAAACAAACTTTCAAATGTTCCACCGCATTTGTACAGGACAGAATGAAAGTGATTCCAAATTCAGTGCAATCAGTTTGTTCTAAAAGTGTGTGTATAGCTAAATCGATTCGTCATAGAGTGTATAAACGCTTGTATAGGTGTGCTGTGAATACATTTAGTGATGCTTTTCAATTCTTACAAACAATGGCAATAATAAGTATATTACTTAGTGTTTTTGCAAATTTAATAGATATAAAGAATAAGTATAGAAATAGTGTGCGAATCAGTGATAAAGAAAAGATGGATGAATTGGATAAGTCAATTTTCAAACACTATACAGATTTGAAAATAAAGAATGGTGTGAAGCCAAGTGAAGATGAATTTAGTGAATATCTGAAGGAGAGAGACCCAGATGCATTTGTTCATTGGTTTGGAAAAGATCTTAAAGTTCAGCATCAGGCTAGTAAGCGACCCTCTGAAGCAAAGTTGGAGCAAATAGTTGCTTTTATAGCACTTTTGATGATGGTGTTCGATGGCGACAGAGGAGACTGTGTATATAAGGTGTTAAACAAGCTGAGAAATGTGATGGGCTCTGTTGACAATGAAGCTGTTAACCACCAAAGTCTTGATACCATTGTTGAGAATTTTGAGGAGACAAATGAGATGATTGAGTTTGAAATTACAGCACCTGATGCAAAGTCTCTATCATATAAGTCTTCAACATTTCAGACTTGGTGGGACAATCAGATCACAATGAATAATGTCATTTCACACTATCGTACAGAAGGAAGGTTTATCGAGTTCTCAAGGGACCGAGCAGCTCAAGTGGCAAACGAAATTTCAACAAGTGACATCCGTGATTACTTGATCAGAGGAGCTGTAGGATCAGGAAAATCGACTGGTTTACCACACCACCTGTGTAAGAAAGGAAAAGTTCTATTGCTTGAACCCACACGACCTTTGGCAGAGAATGTGCATTCGCAATTGTCGCAGCAACCTTTTCATCACAATCCCACTCTTATGATGAGGAACAAGTCTGTTTTTGGGTCAACGCCAATTACCATTATGACGAGTGGGTATGCATTGCATTACCTGGCAAATAACTCACATCGGTTGCAAGAGTTTGCATTTATAATGTTTGATGAATGTCATGTTCTAGATGCCAGTGCAATGGCATTCAGGAGCCTACTTGCGGATAGAGCATATGAAGGGAAGATCTTAAAAGTTTCTGCTACTCCACCTGGTAGGGAGACCGAATTTAAGACACAGTACCCTGTTACTTTAAAGACAGAGGAAACGCTCAGTTTTCAACAATTTGTGGATGCGCAGGGAACTGGCACTAATGCTGATGTAACTAGCGACGCTGATAACATCCTTGTTTATGTGTCAAGTTACAACGAAGTCGACCAGCTGTCGAAGATGTTAGCTGAGAGACACCATAAAGTCACCAAAGTTGATGGGAGAACTATGAAATCAGGAGCAACCGAGATTAAAACATATGGGACAAAAACAAAGAAGCATTTCATAGTTGCAACTAATATCATTGAAAATGGAGTCACAATTGATATCGATGCTGTTGTGGATTTTGGTCTTAAAATTAATGCTGATATTGATATTGATTGTCGTATGATCCGATATGCAAAAGGAAGCATTAATTATGGTGAACGGATTCAGCGATTAGGGCGCGTTGGGCGCACAAAACCAGGAGTAGCTTTGCGCATTGGGCACACAAATAAAGGGATTGAAGGAGTGCCAACAATGATTGCAAACGAAGCCGCATTTCTTTGCTTCATGTATGGATTGCCTGTTATGACGGCCCAAGTTAGCACCAGCATTCTGTCCCAATGTACAGTTCAACAAGCTCGCACAATGGCACTATTTGAGCTTCCAATTTACTTCATGATGGACTTTGTTGCTAGTGATGGAACGATGCATCCTGCTATACATGCATTGTTGAAAAAATATAAGCTTCGAGAGAGCGAGATTTTGTTGACAAAACTAGCAATACCACATGCTGCAGTGCATAAATGGATGTCAGTGCGTGAATATAACCAGTGCACGCGGCAACTTGAAATGGATCCAGACATCAAGCTTTCTTTTCATGTGAAGGATGTTCCTGAAGAACTGTATGAGAAACTATGGCAATGTGTTCTGAACCATAAAGGTGATGCTGGATTTAAGCGAATAAGCTCACACAATGCAGCAAGAATAGCTCACAAGCTCAGAACTGATGATATGGCAATACAGCGGACGATCTGCTACATTGATCAGTTAATAGCATCAGAAATGCAAAAGAAAGAACACTTTGATTCATTGGTCAATGCTGGAACATCATCTCTGAGTTTTACACTCCAATCTGTCAGCAATATGATTCGTTCTAGGTATGCAAAGGATTATTCTGTGCAGAATTTGAGTATTTTGCATGCAGCACGAGCTCAGTTGGTTGAATTCAGTAACCTTCACAATGAATATATTAATGATGGAGTGCCTGAACTACATCTGATGCGCGACAATGTCATGGATTGTGGAGCGCTTGAAACTGTTATGCACCAAAGCAAACAAGACATTAGCAAGTTTCTTAAGTTGAAAGGAGTTTGGAATGGTGCCTTACTGACACGAGATGTGTTGATTGCAGCTGGAGTGGCTTGTGGTGGTGCTTGGATGATGTATCAATACCTAATGGATTCATTCTCTGACAATGTTGATCACCAGGCACAAAATAAGAGTAAGAGGCAACGTCAAAAGTTGAAGTTTCGCGATGCACGCGATAGTAAAGTTGGGAGAGTAGTGGTTGATGATGACTCAGGGGCTGTTGAGCATTTCTTTGGTAGTGCATATAGCAAGAAGAACAAAAGCAAAGGAAAAATGCATGGGATGGGAAAGAAGAACCGTCGGTTTGTTAATATGTATGGGTTTGATCCCACTGAATATTCTTTCATTCGCTTTGTCGACCCACTAACTGGTGAAATGCTTGATGAGAGTGTCATGGCTGATATCATGCTTGTCCAGGAACACTTCAACGATTTGAGGCATGAATATCTGAGCGATGACAAGATTCAAGCACAAGCCTTGTATTCAGCTCCCGGTTTAACAGCATATTTTGTGAAGGACAAAGTCCCACCAGTGCTGAAAGTTGATTTGACAGCTCATGTTCCATTGAAAGTGTGTGATAATTCTTCAACAATAGCTGGTTATCCTGAGCATGAAAATGTCCTTCGTCAAACAGGGCAAGGAAAATTAATTGATCCCAATGAATTGCCAAAATCTGAGTCTGTGGAGCACGAAGCGCACTCATTACACAGAGGTTTGCGTGATTACAACAACATATCAAAGATAGTGTGTAAAATTGAAAATAACTCAGATGCAGTTTCCACCGCAATTCATGGAGTTGGCTTTGGATCAGTGATTATCTCAAATCGTCACTTATTCAAGCGTAACAATGGTGAGTTGAAAGTTAAGTCGACTCATGGGGATTTTAAGGTGGTCAACACTAAGGAACTCAAGATTCATCCCATCGATAAATATGACATAGTGCTCATTAGATTGCCAAAAGATTTTCCACCATTTCCAACTAAAGCAAAGTTTAGAAAGCCAACACTAACAGACTCCATTTGCTTAATTGGTACAAATTTCCAGGAGAAGTTTCTAAGCAGTTTAGTGTCCTCTTTTAGTTCAACAGGTCCAGTTGAAAATTCAAATTTCTGGAGACATTGGATTGATACGAAGGATGGGCATTGTGGGCTTCCACTAGTCGCACAAGAAGATGGTGCCATCGTGGGATTTCACAGCCTCACCAGTACGAGCTCGGATAAGAATTATTTTGCTGCTGTTCCTGAGAATATGCATGAGATACTCAAATCGGTAGAGAGTTTGGAGTGGCGTAAGGGTTGGTTGTACAATCCAAATGAAATTGGTTGGGGTTCACTAAAGCTAACTTCGGACACCCCAAACGGAATGTTTAAGGTGAGCAAATTAGTTGAGGATTTACACTCGACATTTGTTCAAGAGCAAAGTGGTGAAGCATGGCTATACCCACAGCTAACTGGTAACTTAAAAGCTGTTGGAAGGTGTGAAAGTCAGCTGGTAACAAAACATGTAGTGAAGGGGCCCTGCCAACTGTTCCAGTTATACCTTCAAACTGACTCAGAAGCAAAAGACTTCTTCAAACCACTGATGGGATTCTATGGCAAAAGCAGATTGAACCGAACAGCTTATGCAAAGGACATTTTGAAGTACTCCACTGAGATAGAAGTTGGAAAAGTTGATACCGACTTATTTGAAAGAGCAATTAGAGATGTAATCGCTGATCTTCATGCAGTCCAGTTTAATGAATGTGAATATGTCACTGATGAAGAGGCGATATTCCAATCTCTCAATATGAAGTCAGCGGTTGGAGCTCTCTACAAAGGGAAGAAGAGAGAATACTTTGAGACGTATTCATCTGAAGATAAGCGGAGGATACTTGAAGAGAGCTGTTTGCGCCTTTACACTGGGCGACTTGGAGTTTGGAATGGTTCAATCAAAGCTGAACTGCGACCAATGGAGAAAGTGCAAGCCAACAAAACGCGAACATTCACAGCTGCTCCAATTGATACACTACTGGCCGGCAAAGTGTGTGTTGACGATTTCAATAATCAATTTTATTCAAAGCACACGGAAGCCTTGTGGAGTGTTGGAATCTCCAAATTCTCAGGTGGGTGGGACAAGTTACTACGAAAGTTGCCGGATGGATGGGTGTATTGTAGCGCAGATGGCAGTCGTTTTGATAGTTCTTTAACACCATATCTTATAAATGCAGTTTTGCATATTAGACTGCATTTCATGGAAAAATGGAGTATTGGTGAACAGATGTTAAGGAACTTGTATGCTGAGATTATATACACCCCCATATTAACAGCAGATGGCACAGTTGTCAAGAAATTCAAGGGTAACAATTCAGGACAACCTTCAACTGTGGTTGACAATACATTGATGGTCTTGTTGGCAATGAGATACTCACTACAAAGATTGGGCCTGAATTATAAGGAACAGTGCAAAGAATGCGTCTTCTTCGCAAACGGAGATGACCTCATTGTAGCTGTCAAACCACACAACACATGGATTTTGGACAATCTCTCTGACATTTTTAGTGAATTAGGATTATCATATGATTTTTCAGAGAGAACAAAGGATAGATCAGAGCTTTGGTTCATGTCACACCAAGGGAAATTAATAGACGATATGTATATTCCAAAGCTGGAGGAGCAACGAATAGTTTCTATCTTGGAATGGGATCGTGCTGAGCAGCCTGAACACAGGTTAGAAGCAATATGCGCTGCAATGATAGAAGCATGGGGTCACCCAGAACTCCTTCACCAGATTCGTAGGTTTTACAAGTGGATTCTTGAACAGGCACCGTATTCAACACTTGCAGAAGTTGGAAAGGCACCTTACATATCAGAAACTGCGTTGCGTAATCTGTACATGAATCAGACAAATGGTGCAAGTATTGATGCTTATATAAGAAGTCTCATAGAAGCAGGCAGACTAAATGAACATTCGTCTGATGATTTGGATGTTCGACACCAATCGGGTGAAACTGTTGATGCCGGGAAGAACACTGGCTTGGTCAAGGACCCAACACCCAATAAGGATAAACAAGTGATGCAGAGTCAACCACCAACCAAGGATAAAGATGTGAATGTTGGCACAACAGGAACTTTTTCTATCCCACGCTTGAAAGGCATCTCTTCAAAGCTGACGCTACCTAAAACTAGCGCTGGGATGGTGGTCAACTTGGAGCATCTATTAGAGTACAAACCGGATCAAATTCACTTAAGCAATGCTCGAGCTCTTAACTCACAATTTCAATCTTGGTATGATGGAGTTAAGAATGATTATGATGTGGATGACGAGCAAATGAAAATTATAATGAATGGCTTGATGGTCTGGTGCATTGAAAATGGCACATCGCCAAACATTAATGGCATGTGGGTTATGATTGATGGAGAGGAACAAGTTGAATATCCAATTAAACCATTGATCGACCATGCCAAGCCTTCATTCAGACAGATAATGGCGCACTTTAGCAATCTTGCTGAAGCGTACATTGAAAGGCGCAATTCTGAGAAACCATACATGCCAAGGTATGGTCTTCAAAGAAATCTTACCGATATGTCACTTGCGCGCTATGCCTTTGATTTCTATGAAATGACATCAAAGACTCCCAGCCGAGCACGTGAAGCTCACATTCAAATGAAAGCAGCAGCTCTACGCAATGCTAACAATAGGATGTTCGGTTTGGACGGTAAGGTAGGCACTCAGGAGGAAGATACGGAGCGGCACACAGCAGAGGATGTAAATAGGAACATGCACAACCTGCTGGGTGTTAGGGGTGTCTGATGCCCCGTGCTGCGTTGGAGTACTTAGTAGTTTACTTAGCTATATGTATTATATAATAGTATTTACATTTGGCATGTTACACTTGTTAGAGAACTTCAGCGTGGTTGCACCACCGTTTTCTGACCAAGTGTGTACTATTACCTTTAATATATATATCTATTTAATTTCTGCAACTGGGTAACCCCACCCACATGAGTGTGGTTTGACCACCATTGGCCTTGTGGGCGACAAAAACACTGGTGATGATGCGCAATAGTGATTGTTCCAATCGGTGCATTATTCCTTTGTTGGCGTT